AATCTAAAGTCAGTACCTGCAACATAGTCTGTTGGAAGGTTTTCCATCTCTGGGTCCATAAGTGCTGATTTGATTATGTTAAATATTTGAGGACCAATTACAAATCTTCTAATTGGATTCTCTGGTGATGTTTCATCTAAAGGATTTTCATTTACAAACCCTTGGAAAATGTAACTTCTTTTTTTCCAGTACTTTCTACCCATGTCTTCGAGACTTGGATCTTTAAACCAAGGACGTACCTCAGTTAATACTGGACATGTTTCGCCAAACATTTCCATACAAGGAACTTGTACAGTTGTTGGCTTTTGATCACCGCCTACTATTCCTGGGAATGTAAGTCTGATCATTTGTCGTTCTACCCAAAAGAACGTGTTGTTTGGATCACTGTCAGGCAGGAATCGTAGTAAAGTACTACTTCCTTCGTCTATGTTCCAAAATGGGTATATTGCGTTATCGCTTTGAGCTTGGGAGTTACCTTTGGATTTGCTTTCCATTGATTGTAACTTTGCTCTTATTTCTGCTAATGAGGCCATGATATTTTCTCCTATATTTGCCATGTTCGTAATACCTTCTGTGTTTAGGGTATTACTAGTTTTTTATTATAATGCCAAGATGTAAAAAAGTCAAGAACTTTTTTACAACTATTGGAAATTAAATTACTTTATGTTTCCAACAAGTTTATTTATCTATAAAGTAGTATTTTACTCTACAAATTGGTTTAAAAATGCTTCATATGATTCTTGTACATCAACTGGAGCATTTTGTACTTTGTGCTGACTAGCACTTAGTAAACAACTTTTAATAGTACCATATTCAAATTGGTTAAGTTGTCCACCAGCACTAATTTTACTACTAATGCTATGTAAATAATTTGATAATGTATTGTCTTGTGCTGTATATCCCAACTGGCTTACTTGGTGCCCAAGTTTACCGTGAGGTGTATCAAAGTCAACTATATCATCTTCTTTAAGTAAGTTTTTAACATTTGCAAAAGTTTCTGATTCTATTGCTTTAACAATTTTACTCTCAAAACTTTGTTTTCTACTCGTCATTGCTTTTAGGCTATCCATTACATTTGCAACTTTGTCATCAAAGTGTGTTTCTGTAAACTTACTTTCTAAATTTAAATCGTCTTCTAATATTTCAACATTATTATAATTTAAGACTGATTCTACTGCGTTAGCATAAGTTTTAACACCACTCAATCTTTTTAAATTAGTTTTAATATTACCTATGTTTTCCAATGCCATAGTAACGAACTCTTCATTTGTTTCGTTTACTAAGTTTGATTTTTTAACATAGTTTACAAATTCTTTTAATTTTTTAAACTCTCTCGACATTTCAGTAATAGACTCACCTATTTCGTCAAAAGTTTCTCCGCCATTATGCAAATGTCTTGCCATTGCTCTTGCGGCTGACAGATTGTTTTCTGCCATCTTAAATTTCTCTTCTCCACGTTGTATTAATATACTGTGGATATTTCTGCTTCTAGCACCACGTACTTCTTCATTTACGTCTTTATTATGTCTTACAATAATTTTAACATTGTCTGCTAGTGGCTGGTAACTGGATTTTCTGCTACCAGTCATTTTACCTAAACTTGCTTCAGATATTTTTGCATTTGATTTACATCTATTAACATATGATCGGTAATCCATTTTTTGATCTTCTGCTGAACGTTTCATTGGACGACCTGTTTCCATTTCTGTCTCTTTTCTCCAATCTGCAAAATTTAGTGGTCTACCGTCGCTATAAACTGTACAACCGTTTACCGTTTTTGTAGAGGCTTCCATTTGAACAGATTCATTTTTTACATATTGTTCGTAGTCTCTTTGATATCCAGGCCATCTTGAACTTGCACGATTAGGTCTTTGTTCACCTGTGGATTCTTCCCAATCCATATATTCATGAAAATCTAACATATCACCATTATCTTTAACTGGTATTTTTCCTACCGAAGTATCTACATATTTTATTTCTGATACACTTGCATTTAAAGTTTGATTATTTTGAGAGATAGACATACCGTCATCTTTTTTATTACTTAAAAAATCTTTTAATTTTTTACCACCGTAAAGTGCGGCGGCTACACCTGCCGCTGGAATACCATATTTTGCTATAATAGGGCCTGCTTGTTTAATTGCACTATTAGATAAGAAAGTATCACCTACTTTGCTAGACAACCATTTTATTGCGCCTGCTGTAGTATTTAATGATCCATCAACTGCATCTAGACCAATAGTAGTTACAATTGGTCTTTTTAATCCTTGTTGAAATATTTTTCCTAAAATTCTTGCGCCTATTAGAACTGGGTTTTCAACAAGTTCTTGAGCTTCACTCACATCATCGTCCTTAGCAATAACGCCTTTATTGTCGCATTTATCACATCTTTTGCCGCCACAATCAGGACAACTAATAGCATCGCCTCTCCATATATCGGTCATATCGGATTTTGAATCACTTTCTTCTAAGCCTGAAAGGCGTCTTAATTTATTTAATTCTTCATTCATATCAGTCTCTTGTCTACGAGCAACATCTATTTCTTCTCCTTTAGGTTTTAACTGCTTGTCAAATACTCTAAAGTCAAAAGATAATAAACTATCTTGTGCTAGTTCTTTTAATAAGTTTCTTAGGTTATGGTCTGCAAAATCTTCACTGGTTTGCATAGATATTTCTTTTTCTAAATCGTCTACTCTAACTAAAACATTAGGTTCATCACATACAAATCTTGTACCTTCCTGAGGATCTAATACTATTTTACCATCTTTATCAAAAGTTTTAAGGTCAAACCCATGTCCTTTTAATAGGTTAAATACTTTTTCTGAAATATCTTTAAAATTTGTTGCCATACAAGTATTTATCAGATTATGCCAATTGGCATAGGATCATCGTAGTCATCATCGTCGCCGCCTGTGGAATATAGAGAATCTACACCTAAACTGTTATTTACAGCATCATATACTTCATCTTCAAAAGTACTTACATAGTCTATTACTCTGACAGCAATCATCATGCTCATGACCAAATCATCTGAATCGCCTGGTCTTGCCGCAAAACTATTACCTTTTGATACAAAGTTTTTAAATTCTGATAAACATGCTTTACTATTAATAGTAAGTTTATCATTTTCTATTAACCTTTTCATATTGATACAAGACTCTACTTTAACTTTATGAGTAGTATGGAATCCTCTTCTACCTGTCTTACCTTGTATTCTTTTAGGCTCGTGTAAGAAATCTCCTGGGAAAGCATCTTCTCCGGTATCTCTGATCACCACAAGTGCGGCCTCTCCAATTGCATTGTTCTCAACTGTCCAATATATAGTATGGGCGCCTTGTTCCTTAATGAAATGCATGATCTCTAACATGACCTTTATCTGCCCTTCTATAGGAGTTTTATTATGATACCATTCACCTACTTGTACCATTGACGGTAATTCTACTATTTGTATAGCGGCATTGTCACCGCCTGTTCCTGTACTTGGATCTAGTGTTACTACATAGATATGCTCTGGACTAGGATATTTGAACCAACGTACATTGCCCATTTTCATAATAGGATCTTTGCCGTTTAGTTCTAATAATTTTAACTGATTGATAAGAGTTTCGTCATATATAACAAATTCACATTCGTGTTCACGTTTAAAACGTTCAGTGCCTATTCTTCCTCTTTCTTCTATTGCCCAATTGGCATCTCTATCAGGGTGCTCGTCCCATTTTGCTAGTAATGGTTTAAATCCATTTACGCCTACTTCTTGTTCGTTCCCATGCTCATCAAACATTTTGTTTGCTTGGTTCCATATATTAGCAAAGGTATCTTCATCACTATTAGGCGTACTTGTAATAATACATTTACCACCTGTTGCTAGTGTAGGAGATAATGCTGTCCAAAACTCACTGGCAATTCTAGGAGGAACAAATGCAAACTCGTCTAAGTATACTAATGTAAGTGACATACCCCTACCTGTATTTTCTGTAGTTGTTGCACTTACTATTCTACTACCATTGTCAAATGCCATAGACCCTTTGTTATATTCTGTAACACCTGCTCTTATATGATCTGGTACACTTTCATATGCATAACGTATACGTTGCATAATTTCATATGCACCTGCCGCCTTGTGAGCCGCAACAAGTATTGTACTGTCAGGCTTAAACATAGCATACCATAGTAAGTATCCTGCGGCTACAGTGGTTTTACCCATCTGTCTACCCAGCATGTTAATACTGTATCTAAAATTGTTGTAATTTTCTATTAAATCTAACTGATACGCAAAGGGATCGAAATCTATTCCGCCTTTAGTAGGATGTTGTATTTTGACG